TATAATTACCCTCTGTAGGTAAATTTTCGGTAATAGTCCACCCCGTTTCGATAGTTGCCGTAGTATTGTTAAATACTTGATAATCTGAAAGCGTACCGCCCTTAAATAAAATAGGGTTGTAAGCCGTACCGTAATCTAGTTTATTATCAAAATCTACGCTAGTGTTAGCCACTTGCGAAAGGTTTAAGAAATTAACATCTATTAAACCTACTAAATCGTTAAAGTTTACGCCCGCTTCGGTTGGGGTAATCATATACATAGTACCCTCGTCGAAAAGTCTATCAAAATCGAAAGCTACCATAATTTTACTTACAGTACTATCTGTAGCGAACATATATTTAGGGTCGAAGCTAGGATTATCTACGGGAATAGGGTAAAGAAAATCGCCTACTTTACTACCTACTAAATTACCGTTTACGTCTACAATATAAGCGCCAAAATCTACGCAACGATTATTTTGTAATTTGCTAAGTAATTGAGGGCTAGAATCTTCTGCCCAAAGTTCGCCCGCGAAACTTCTTTTTCCTTGACGTAAAAACGCCATACGCCCGCTATTAGCCTCTTCGAATTGACTATCCGCTTTAGCTAGTTCTACGTTTTCGAAAGCGGGTAAAGGAAACCACCGCTTAGAAGCGTCTACTTCATTTATTAAATTATCCCAAATCGGTACGGGTAAAGTTAAATCTATACCGTTTAAAGTACCGTCGTTAGCTTTAATCGGTAATAAAATTAGTTTACTAGTTACCGATTGAATCGGTACACAATTCGCGCGCCCCGTATTCGAAAGCCCGCTATTACAATTACAACCTAGTGCCATTTTTTTTAAATTTTAAAAGTTAATTAATTAAATACAATTTTTACAAGTTTTTTTAAATCTATTTAGTGTTATAGTTAGCTCTAGCCCGCTTAAATTAGCGTCTAGTATATTTTGAAAAGCCCCCGCTTCGCTTTCAGTACCGAAACGGCTAAAAGTAGTTACGTTATAGCTTTCTAGCGTTTTAAAAGCCCTATCGTTTCTTATAGCGCCTATAAATTCGTTTAGAAGTTCGCCCATAGGGCTAACTACGTTAGTACGATGCTCTTTATTTTTATACTGAGCTATATTTGTTTCATCTACAAAGAAAATTCTTAGCTCGGTGTTAAAATCTAGGGCGCTTTCTCTACCGTATTTTTCTAAACTTATAAACTCTAGTAGCCAAATTAACGGCGTTTTATTTACTATTTGCCTATCTTTTTTAGTCCACTCTAGCGAAGTCGCTATTTTAGTACCCGAAATAAAAAAAGGCGCGTTTAAATATACTTTACCGTTTAAAGTTACTTCGTCTTTATTAGTTGCTTTTATCCATACGTTAGGCTCTATTTCAGTTATTAGAAATTCGTTACCTACTTCGTCGTATAGCTTTTTACCTACTCTAGCCCACTTAGTAGAACAAAATAAAGTATATTCGTTTTCAGCGTCGTAAGTACCTACTATAGAATTATCTATAGCTCCTACTAGCTCTTCTATTATACCCGCTACTTCTACTTCGTTTAAATTCATATCCAATAAGTAAAGCGCTTATTTACGCCGTTAAAGTTTTCGTAACTACCTACGCCTACTTTAGTAACTAAAGCCGTAGCGTCTAAATTACCGCCCGCTATACTAAGTAAATCGCCTACTTTATAAAGCGTACCGCCGTTATTTATAGTAACTTCGGTAATTTCGCCTATACCTACCCCTACTACTTCGATAGTCGCTAAACCGTCGCCCCCGTTTATAGCTAGTATATCGCCTACAGCGTAACCTATACCCGCCTCTATTACGTTTACGCTAGCTATACCGCTTAAAGGCGGGGCTATTAGCGATACTTCTACTATACAGCCCGTACCCGTACCCGTAGTATTAATAGTAGGGTATTCTATAGCTTCGTACCCGTCGCCACTATCTACGGTAAAAGCGTTTTCTACGCCGTCTATAGGCGTAGCTATTATATTAGCCGTCGCTTCGCTACCCGTTTCGGGCGGTGTTACTATTTCACTAGTATAGGTTACAGCGTCTACCGTTAAAGTAGCGTCTAAGTTACCGCCGTCTATAGTTAATAAATCGCCTACGTTATAGCCCGTACCCGCTTCTACTATAGTAATAGAAGCTATACCGCCTAGCCCGTCGCTTAATATATCCACTATACAGCCCGTACCCGCCCCGCCGTTTAAAAGTACGTTAGTAGCTGTAGTATAGCCCGTACCCGCCGTATTTTGAGTATATAACTCTAGCCCACCTACGTAAATAGGGGTAGTAGCGTAGCTTAGCGTTACGTTTTCGGCTGTAATATAATTACTACCCGTTACGTCTAGCTCTAACTCTACTATTTGCCCCGTTACTTTAGGCGAATTTAAGTAAATATAATCGCGTATAGCTTTGTACGTTAATAGCGCTTCGTTATACTTTAAGTACATCGTATTGAATACGGTATTTACTATAGTACTGTTTTCGCTATTAGGCTTTACAGCGCCGTAAGGCGTTACTAGGTTTATCTGCTCTCTACAAAATTCGAAATAAATAAAGCCCTTTAACATATCTAAAACGCCCCTACTTTCTAGCTGAGTATATAAAGTTACATCTTCGGCGAAAGGCTCGTATAACTTTAGAAAGTTAGGCGATAAAGGCACGTTATTAGCGTCTAAATCGCCTAAAAATTCGTTATACATTTCTACGCCGAAAAGGTTACGTAAATAAGTAGGCTCGTAACGCTCTATAAAAGCTATTAGCTTCGCTTCGTCGTACATACCGTAGCTTATTTCGTATTTACCCGTTAAAAAATCTGTAGGCGTTAAAAACATAGTTAAAGGTTTATTTATTTTTCAATTTTCCGAAGCCTTGCTTTAAGAAAAGCCTAGCAAGTTCGCCCGTAATTTTCCATACCCCACGCGGTAGCTTTCTACTAGTACCGTTACTTTCAAAAAGGTACTCTTTACCGTCCTCTATAGTTACCGCTATTTTAGTACCCTCTTCGGTTTTCGTATAAGTTACGTCTACTTTCGGCGTATCTATTTCGGCGTTTATATTTCCCTCTTTATCGCGGTTTATAGTTAAATCTACTTTAGGCGTATCTATTTCTACGTTTAAAGGCTTTTTAGCTTTTTTTTCTTTTTTCGGCTTTTCCATAACACTAAGTTTTATTTATTACGGTTTATCTATAGCGGTAATCGCTGTAGCTATAGTACCTTTAACGAAAGCGCCCGTATCGTTAGCTTTAACGTAGTTTACTAGTCTAGCTTCGGCTAAAATAGATACCATATTACGCTTAAAATCGTCGTTTACGTAGCCTACTTGTACGTTAATACCCTCGCGCATTTTCATAAAATCGCGTTTCAAATCGCCTACTAAGAAAGTACCCTCTACCATAAACGTAGTAGAAATTACTACTAGGTTAAATACCATACTTTGCCCCGTTAGTGGGTTTTGATAAAATACGGGGTACGTATAAGTACCGTCGGTAGCTTTAGTTAAGTGCATTTTAGCAACATCGCGCGGGTGTAAAATTACGTGCGTAGGGTAGAATTTATTAGCTTCTACTTGCGCGCAAGCTACTCGAATAACGTCGCTTATATTAGCGTCTATTACAGTAAGCGCAAAAGTACCCGCCGAAAACGCTGTAGCTACGGTATACATACCGTCTAACTGTACGCCTACGCCCGTACCGTTTAAAATACCGTTTTCAATTTTTTCTTGTACGTCGGTAATTAAGTCGGTGTTAATTTCTGAGCGCATAAAAGGCAAATCTTCTAACATTTCTTTAGAAATCTTAATAAGCCCCGCTACTTTTTTAACCTCTTTAGATACTTCGGTATATTTCGCTTCGCCCTCGTTTTTCTCGTTAGCTTCGGCGATAAAAGTAGCCGTAGGCGCTAAAGTTTGTTGAATATACGTAACGAATTTACTAGTAGTAGTACCTCTACTTACTTCGTTTTGAATTAAAATTCTTTGTCTAGCGATACGGTTTACTTCGCTATCTAAAACGCTTAGCGCGATATTACCCGTATAATCGCCCGTAATAGTAGTATCGGCTTTAGTATCTAGGCTAAAAGTTTTACCGCTTTTAATAGCTTCTACGTCGTTAGCAATACCTTTTACTACTATATCGCCTAAAGTTGCTTTAGCTTCGGTTTTAGCTTCGCTTTGCGCTTTTTCTGCTAGCGCTTCTAGCTTGCCCTCTAGTCTAGCTATACCTTTTTCGTATTCGCTACTTTTTACTTCTAAGTTTTTAAGCGCTTCTACTTCGCTTTTTAAACTTGTTACTTCGTCGTTTGTAACGTACCCTTTAAGTTTTTCGGTTACGCTTTCGTTAATTTTCCCTACTACCTCTTCGGGTGTTAAATTTTGCTTTTCCATTTTTACCTTTTTTTTGTTAATTAAAAATTTACTTTATTTACTACATCTACCCAACTAAACGGCGTAACTTCTATAGCGTCTATTTTTGGCTCGCTAGCTTCTAAAGAGTAACCTTTTAAAGTTGGCTCTAAGCTAGCTAGTAAAACTAATTTAGCGCTAAGTTGTTTAGCTTGCATTTCTAGGCTATAAAGCCTTTCATCGCTACCCTTGCCGTTAGCTAGGGCTTTTATAACATTTTCTAGCTCTAGGCTAATTACGTCTATTTCGGCTTTTTTGTTTTCGCTCTTCATACCCACCACGTTAGTATATTCGTTAGCCCCGAAAGTTACGGCGCTACCCTCGAATAGCATAACCTCGCTTACATCGTAAAAGCCACCGATAGGCGTACTTTCATCTTCGATAAATTTTACTTTATCTTTTACGTATTTAAAGCCTATAGAGTGCTCTCTTATTATACCGTCCTCGTAATCTTTTAAAGCGTCCTCGCCTAGCGTACTACGTCCTAGCTCGCCTACAGCGTATAGCCCTTTTTCATCTTCGGCAAGTTCTACGAATTTACCTATTTGCTTAGTCCAATCGTGAAAGCGTAAATACTGTATTTTTCTATTACTAGTACTACCTACGCCCCTTTCTTGTAAACTCTTTTTAAAAGCGCCTTTTCTAATTATATCGAAATCGCTATCTATAACGTCGAATACGCTTAGATATAAAGCCACTTTACGGCTCGCGCTATCTACGTCTTTAATTTCTAGCCCGCTTTTAAAGTTATATAGTTCGTTTTTTTGTTGCATATCCACAAATTTAAACATTTTTTTAAATACCTAAAAAAGTACGTTTTTCTTCATCGCTTAACTCTATACCCGCTTCGCTCATTTTAGTAAGGGCTTCGGCTCTTAATCTATATACGTTAGCCGTACTTTCTTCATCGGGTTGTAATATAGGTAAGTGGGTAAAATCAGCTACTAGTTTATAGTCTTTATCTAGCCCTAGTTTATTCATTATAGTATCGTATATAGCTTGCGTTTCGGGCTGTATAGTGTCTTGGTATACCATACGTATACTATCGCGCACGTTACTAAACGTACTACCCTTTTCGCTACTAAATAAGTTAGCGTTTAGCCCGAAAGCGTCTATAATCGCTAATTTGTCGGCTGTTAACTCTTCGAATAACATTAAATCTTTAGTAGGGTAGCTCATAGGTTGCCAACTTACGGCGCTTTCTGTTATTATAATTTCGTCTTTACTACGCCCGTACCAATCTTTTCTAATCTTTTCTTTTTCTTCGGGTAGTAAAGGCAAAGCGCCCCCTATATCGCTACCGCCCGAAGCCGAAAGTATACCTATAGCGCCTATATTCTCTAGTAATACGTTTCGCTTATTATAGCTAGCTTTTATATTACTGAGCGGGAAAACTAGCGAAGCTATACGGCTAGTAGGGTTTACTAGGTTTAAGCCGTCGTTAGTAGTTATATAAATAATATCTTCTACCTTAATCGTTTCTACGTCGCCACTATCGTACTTAAATTTATAGTTTTCTATTAGCCCGCCCTCTTCTATTTGTTTTAGTTTTTTGCCCGTTAGGTTTATTTCTATTTTAGAAGCGGGTAGCGCTAAAGCTACGTTTCTTATATTAAAGCTACGTTTAGGCGCGTAAATAAATACTTGGCTATATAGGCTATCTTGTACCGAAAGGCTATAAATAAAATCGCCCCAACTTTGTAGGGGGTTGGGTTTTTTTATTAAATCGTTTAGCCAATGATTAGTAACCTCTTTACCGTTTTTATCGTATAGAATAGGTACGGCGCTAGATTGCATAGTAGCGCGTTTATCTATTACCGCCCTTAGTTCGGGTATTTCTATAAATAGCTTATACGCTTCGTTAGTATCTACCCATACGGCGCTTTTTTGCCCCCATACTTGTACTTCGGGTAGTATACGCTTTATTTTATCGTAGTAGCGCCCCGTATCGTTAAAGTTCACGCCAAAAAACGCTTCCCAAAAATTTATATTTACGCCCATTTTTTTAACATATTAACAAAGTTATAATTAAATTTTCAATAAACTACTACTAAACAAAGATAGCCCCGCTAAACAATCGGGCGCGTCGTCGTTTTTATTTTTACCCTCTTTACTGTAGCT